CCTGCTCCCTGTATGCTTCGAATCGTAAATGCTCCACATAATAACCACCAAGAAAACAAGAAAGAAGAAGAATGCAAGCCAGAGCAATTTTGACATATATATTAGGAGTAGGCATTACTTTTCGTCCAAGGGTTTAGTGGTAAGAACTCTAAGATAGCTTATCGTAATACCAATAATAAACATGGATATGCTATAGACTTTAGGGTCTATAAGATCTTGAATATAAACAGAGTTATCAGAGATAGCACCGAGCAAAAATAACAATGCAGAGAACCACATCGTCTTTGAGCGCAGTACTCCGCGCATCATCTTGTTCATTACTTCATCTTTTTAGGACGTGGCTTATTCTTAGATTTAGATTTACCAGCTTTTGAATAAGCAATCGCTACGGCCTGCTTAACAGGTTTGCCTGAGCGCACCTCTGTAGCAATATTTTTAGAAATAGTTTTTTTAGATGTTCCAGCTTTTAATGGCATAATTTATCCTATATAAACGTTGTGTTGAAAACAGTTTTGCTCAGCAATCCTGCGCTTTTTGATACCTGCATTTTCTTTACCACCCGCTATGTCCCACTTAGGAAACTCTTGTGCTGCAGCTTCCATGTTACCTTGTTTAATAAACTTAAGTAATGTAGAACGTTCAAAAGCACCACATCCTAGGTTATAAACAAAAGACACAAGGGCATCAAATTGGTTTTGACTTAAATTAGGACAATTGTAGTTAACACAGTTTTCTGCTGTCTCTAAATCTTTAGCTAATAATGATGTAGCTTGTCCCATAGTAATAGGACTCCCAGCTACACAACCATCACCAGGGACAATCAAGTGTCCATAGCCCACAGTAAGCTTTCCTGCTACATCGTCGTAAGGCATTGCACGAAAGCCTTCAAACGTTTTAATCTGTTCAATACCGTGATAAGAAGTCTTCATTAGGTTGCTGGAGTTTGTGCTGTTAAAATACCGTTAGTAAAAGTCATACTACCGTTGTGACCACCAGTCGTTAACTTAGCAGTAGCAATAGTGACAGAAATACCGTTGCTAGGCTGTACCACAGTACCTGTAATAGTTCCACCAGTAATAGCTACGTTGCTAGAGTTCTCTGTAGCCATTGTGCCAAGACCTAAGTTAGATCTAGCACCTGCTGCTGTAGAGGCTCCTGTACCACCTTGAATAATTGACCAAGTTTGATTACCAGTCTGAGCCTGTTGTACATAAGTACCCAAGTTATTAAACCAAGTTCTCCAAGGAAAGTTCTCACCAATCTCTGCTTGAGGAATTGGAGGCAGTAAATTAGATGCCACTTTCTACTCCTTCAGCGTAACCGTGCGCCTGTAAGTCTTTTAAGCACTTTTGAACTTTTTCACCAATGTCTGTACGGTAAGCAATAGAGTTAGGAATCTCAATCTTTTTCTTAATCTTGCCGTAAACGTTTTCACGAGCAGTTTCGATAGAATCACCAAGACCTACAACAGTGCAAACATAGTCACCAGCAGTTACAAACATAGGCTCATTCATCTTTAATTCGCCGTCAATCATGGCAGGACCTTTGCCCCACTGTGCTTCACACAGATGAACATCATTAACAGCGTCATCCATATCAATACCCCAAATAGGATAACCTGAGTTTTCCTTTTTAGTAATATGACTGAACGGATAGTCAGGAATAGTTACTACAACACCGGCAGCAACTTTGTCATACACTTTTAAAGTATCTTTGCCATCAATAAGATCAAGCATCCATTGTGCTGGATCACCTTTATGTAGACTTAATTGAATATTAAATAAAGGCCAACCAGGACGCATAGTAAATTCAAGAGGCCATGCTTGCCCCTGTTTATCAATAATACAATTAACGTCAATATAGCCAGTGTAACCAAGTCCATGTAACATGTCCTCTAAAGGTAATAGCATTTCTTTTGCTAGCTTAGAATCTTGTGTGTAGCGAACAATAGTACCTTGCTCACCAGTTGTAACACCAAGCTCACCATCCATTAGTTTCTTGTGTTCCCAAGACTCACAGAATTGTTTAGAGAAACCAGCAGAACCAAACCAACCACCTACACCAAACTCGATGCCAGGACGGAACTCTTGAAGAATAAACTTACCTTTAAATGACTTCTTTTTCTTCCAGTAACCAAGCATGTAGATCATGTCTGCAGCTGACTTAGCAACGTAAGACAAAGTCTTATCACCATCACCAATAGGTTTAGACACAAAGCGGCGAGGATTCTCAGTTACATAAGCAATCGCGTCATCATAGTTCTCGAACGTCTGGCTAGGAATAGTTTTAATTCCAGCTTTATTAAGAATCATCTCACCGTGGTCACGTTCTTGCTCCCAGCGGTTTGTATCAATAGATGGTCCAAAGATTGGATAACCTTTGTCGCGATAGCGTTCTAGTCCATGAATGTAGTATAAGTTATCTGTACAGAATATTAAATCTGCCCAGTTCATGTGATCTTCCCAATTGCTTACGCGCTTAATTAGACCACCATCACCTACTTCAGAACGACTACCATCTTTATTGTGACGAATAAACATCTTAACTTCGTGACCAAAATGTTGGCTACGAAGTGCAAACGAAAGGCCACAACCACAGCCTGATTGATCTATGATTAGTATTTTCATTGTTCTTGTTTATCTGTGATTTGCCCCATTGCTGCAGAACGTGCTGCAGACTGAGGTAATTTTTGTTTAAGTTGCTTAGATAAAACACGCTTAATACGCTTACCAACAGCCTCTGGATCTCCACCTTTTTGTACATCAGCTACTTGCTGACGCAATGTATTTAATTCTTCAGGTCTTAAAATATCGGTATCTACCAATAACTTTTCAACACGATTAAACTGAGCAGGAATATCTTTTGGCTCTAAGTTGGCAAAATAAGTATTAAGTTCTTTTTGTAGCAACTGCTTAGTCTCTGGCATTTCACTAATCATCTGACGAGCAAACTGTGTCGCTTCTGCTTTGCCATCAAAGCGAGAGATTAAACGAGGAATGTAGTCTTTAGCTTCAGCAATCTTTTCTTGTCTAAAAGCACTACGATAGTCCTTTTCAATTGCGCCAAAGCCTTGTTTATCTGTCCACTCAGCAAATGTATCTCGTAGATCATTACGAACCATATTCTTTTGCTGATTAGATAAAGCGCTAGGACCAGTAGCACCAGGCTTACCTGCCCACGAACGAATCTGACTATCGACAGTCTGGCCATAGCGTTGCTGTGAGCCTAAAGAACCTTGATCTGATTTTAAAATGCTAATCAAATGGTTTCTATCAGCTTTAGTGATTTGACCTTCTGCTACATACTCATCAAGCTTAGTCTGTAGACGCTGAAACTCAGGACTAACTGAGAAGCGCTGCGAAGGACTTTTAACAGTAACATTACCAACTTCTTGATACATTTCATCGCGAAGCACTTCAGATACTTTTTGCTTTTGACCAGTCTTAGGATCAACCTTAGCTTCTCTGACACCGATAGGTTCAAGCTTCTCTGTGTAACCAGCTGAGCGCTTAGGAGCACCAGGAACACTAAGATCTTCTTTACCAGTAGCTAGCGCTGTACCTGGTGTAATCTTTTCAGCTTCAACTTTACCAGATGGTGCATAAGCGCGTGCTTCTCCAAACTTAAATTCTTTAGCAAGGCGGTCTTGAGTTTCTTGTTGATTGACATTAAACTCTTGACCTTCAGTATAACCAGGTGTTCTAGGACCAAACTGCTTTTCTTGTCCAGCAGCTAGTCCAGCTTCTTTTTTAGCTAACGCAGCAGGACTTTCCATACCGCTTAACAAGTATTTAATATTTGATGGTGCAAGATTTCGCGCTATAGAAGGTAGTGCTTTTGTAAGTGCCTCAGATGGTGCACTAGAAACTAATCCAGTCATAACCTGAAGTAAACGACCACCACCTAAGGCTGCAGTAGCTTGTTCGCCTATTTCACCAAGCGCTCCGGCTACAAATCCTGTAGTTGCCCCAGTCGCAGTACCAGCACCAGGAATAACAGATCCTAAGGCACCACCAATTGCCATACCGGTTACACCAGCTTCACCCACGCGTTTAATGCGCTGACTGACTGGCATAGAAGCCTCAGGACCTGCTCCAAAGACTGCCTCTGTACCCTTGTCAACCATAGATTTATCTGTTGTCCCAGAAGCTGCCTTACCAAACTGACTCCATGGACCAGAGTCTTCCTCAGCAGGCGCTGTAGATGCAAATTGTTCCCAAGGAGCTGCCATTATTGGACCTTTTCCCAGTTTTCTTTCTTACTGGCATCACCACCTTTAAAGCGGTAGCCATCAATAATTGTCCCAGTCGATGGGGGTTTAACCGTTGCAAGACTGACACCAGCCATAGTACCTCTGCCAGTTTTCTTCATAGAATCAGTAACATCTTTAACGTTAAATGGAATAACTTTATCAAGCTTTGTTACTGCGTCATTTACCAGTTTTCTTTGCTCTTCTGTAGCAGCAGTTCTAGTGTTAAATTCTTTAGCTTCAATTTGAAGTTCTTGTTTAAGTTCAGCCAAGAATAAAGCGGCGTTAAGGCGGTTGTCACCTTCACGCGGAACTGCTTTTTGATACTGTTCCATCTTAGATGCTGTGGCAGCAGTTGCAAAACCACCACCAAGAGCTGTAGCCATATCTTTAGAAATACTAGATATCATTTGCTCCATTGCACGCTGATCTTGAGTTGTAAGATTTCTAGCAGACAAAGCTTCAAGACCTGTTAATATACCTTTTTGATCTTTACCAGTTAAACCAGCAAACGCGCCAAGCGTTGTATCACCAGGTAAATTAGCGATGTTTTCTAGTTTTGCAGTTGCTTGATTGACAGCACCAACAATGTTACTTGCGCGCTCACCAGCTGCACCAGAGCGAGCTACTTTAGATAGTGCGGTAGGTCCTTCACCTTCTTTAGGTGCAGATACATTGCCAGCAATAACTTGAGCAACTGTTTTACCTGCTAACGAAGGGTTAGCTTTAATTACATCAGCACTTACAACTGATTCAATCTTAGCGTTTGGATTGTCTTCAAACTTATCACGGATGCTCTTAGCATCTTTAGCACCAAACATCCAATATAAATCTTTATTTGTTTGTGAAGGTTTAAGACCAGCTGCTTTAATTTCTTTAACATTTTCAGCTTCAAGCAAGTTAGCTGCTTTATCTTGTGCTTTAGGATCTGCCAAGAAAGCTTTTTGATCAGCAGGTAATGACGGATCAAGCTTGCGTAAGTTAGCATAAGTAGATGGGGTAATTTGATATTTACCCATTGCACCAGTTTCTTTATTAACTGCAGAATAGTCGCCTTTGCTTTCCATAGCAGCGCGACCTTGCAAGAATGTAGTTGCTTCACCTCCAGGCGTTGTTGTAGCTTCGCCAGTGTCAGCAACAAATCGAGTACCTTTAGCTTCTGCAGCTTGAGTAGCAGCTTCACCAAACACAGTAACATATTTAGAACGAGATACTGGCATACCTAAGTCAGCCGCAATCTTAAGGTCAGCTCGAGCGTTGTCCACATTTTTATTTTGAACGTTAGACAGGGCAGTCATACCTTGAATAGTAAGTTGCTGCGCTTTTAAGTTCTCTTCTTGAGTTTTTGCCATATCACCAAGATTTTTCTTAGCTTGCTCAAAAGAAATGTTAGGATCTTTTAACATCTTTTTTACTAATAAATTAGTAGCGGTATCTTTAACAGTAGAATCAACAATGGCATTTAAATCTTCCATTGATTTAGCGCCTGGAAGTAGCTGACCAGCATAAGACATCTGAGCTTGCGCAGTAGCAATCTTATTAAGTTCTTGTGCCGAATTATTTTTAGCTAATTCACCAGATTGCTTTTGAAAAGAATAAGCAAGTGAGCCAAGTCCTTTTTGACTAGCTAATACAGATGCTTTATTTAAAGCACCTTGTTGTTGCTCTGGTGTTAACTGTGAAGCATCAGTACCTGCATAGACTTGCTGAAGAATGTTAGACTGAGCGATGTCAGTACCAACTTCTCGACCTGTTTGAATACCTGAGACTAGAGCCTCAAATGGTGTTTGTGCCATATTATTCCTTAGATCATCATTGACATATAGGAAGCTGCTGTATCAGCAGAAACAGGATTCATAGCTCCTTGCGCCAATTGTTCTGATGAATATCCTCCCAAGCCTGTACTGCTTCCTCCGCCACCGAAAACACTTCCACTGCCACCAAAGATACCAGAAGAGTATAATCCTTGACCGATTAAACCTGTTAAGCCAAGACCAAGAGCAGCATTCTGCTGTTGAATTTGATTCTGTAAAGAAGCTTGTTGTAACTGTTGGCCATACTGAGCCTGAGAAGCAGCGGCAGGAGTTTCAGTAGTAGCACCAGACAGCGTACCTAATTGGTTATACAGTTGGTTATAATAACTATTAAAAATGTTTTGGCCATAGCCTTGCAAAGCAGCAGCCTGAGCACCAGACTGCAAAGTACCTGAAGCAGCTCCAGCAGCTTGTGCAGCAGCAGTACCTTGTTGTAAAGTCTGTTGATAACCAGGCTGTGACAAAGCCATAGAAGGTGTTGTCATTAGTTGTTGTAATGACTGAGCAGCCTGTTGGCGACCACCTAAAGCACCAAATGGGTCATACTGAGAATAGGGAGGTGCTGAAGGGACAGATACTCCCCCACCGCCACCACCGAAAATACCGCTGACTGAACCACCCATGATTACTCCTTAAATAAATTTGCTATATATTTTTTCAATGAACTTGTATCCTAAATATTCAAATAACCTAGAGTTATCTAAATGAACTTTAGTGGTACACATGATTTTATTAACGTTCAGGCTCTTAAGATACTGTTCAGCGAATTGGAACAGTTTAATGCCTGTCCTACCTTTTCTATACTGTTTACGTAAGAAGTAAATATCTTCATAAGCAGTTAAACACGATTTGACGTGAAGACCTGGGGAGACCATAAAGATCATATATCCAACCAGTTCTCCGTCACTACGGCAGGTAACTACTTTAACAGCACCTGCTTGTTCTAATTTAATGTATTGGTCCCAGTCAGGATCTAAATCATACTGAGTTGCTACTGGACTACCAAGCTCTTCATAATGTTCAGGTAGGAGAGGTTTCATTTCAGGTAACATCTCTGAATACTTCTCTGCCTGGTACGTTATCATCGCTATGTCCTATATTGTAACTGTGTCGGTTCCGACTGTTCTAATTCACCAATATCAAAGTCAACTTCAGCTGCTTGCAATCTTAATGGTTGATTGTCTGTGCAGAGAAATTCCCAAGACCTACGACGAGCTGCACCAGTCTGATAAATCTGTGGGCGAGTCTTGTCTAGGTTTACTGCTCTATACGGAGAATAACTTTGATAGTCATTATCCGAATGTCTAATGTTCATTGTAGCAGGTACTTTATCTCCTACTATTTCAACACGTTGGAAGAACTTACGTTTAGTAGTTCCGCCATCAATAATGTCTGTTACGGTACGGTAGTAAATTGGAGCACCAGCATCATTATACACGTGATCTGACATAATGTACAGTGTTCCGTTATCGTCATCTAAAACGTAATAAGTATCGCTAATCTGGGCAAAAAAGCTTGGGCGGAAATACTGCTCAGCATAAATACCAGGAACGCCAGAGTCAGCATCCCCAATAGCCCACATGGTCCATTGAGTCCAAACTTTCTCATTTACATCGTATACTATTGTAACATTTAAATCAGCTAAAGTCAAGACATAAAAGGTGTGTCCGTTGATACGGAAAGAGTAGGCTCTGATGTCTGTTAGTGTGCTATTCTGTAGAATACGGTCAATATAAGGTGTAGAGATCTTGGTAGGGCTAACTCCTGAAATAGCATAAACAGAAGGACCAGCGTCCCTTGAAGTACCTACCCAGACTACAATGTTTTCAAACGCTACAATAGAAGTTCCGTTGGCACAGCCTAGTTCAATCTTGTAAGTAGGGGAGTTAGCCAAAGGAGAACCTGGATAAGTTCCTGCATCGTAGAACCAGTCAATAGACCACTGACCAAAGGTAACAATGTAGTTTAAGTGCTTGGCAATACCTACTAACTGGTCTGGTTCAGACTCAGCAGTGATGTAGTTTAAAGCATTCCATGATCTAGGATTATTAGGATCACTAGTATAGATTTGACCATTAGGACTAGCGATAACTGTGTAGGTATCTAAGTAAGCTACGCCAGGAACTAGAGGACCTGAAGGAAAGCCAGTCAGAGACGCTGTAGCGGTAGCTCCAGTGCCTGTTGGGTCGCTAATGGTAACAGTTAGAGTATCTGATGTAGTGTAACCTGAGCCACCGTTAGTAATGTTAATACTGGTTACTACACCAGAAGTAATGTTTACTGTACCAGTAGCCGTTGTACCGCCACCTGCAGGAGCTGAAAAGGTCACTGTAGGTGCTGTGTAGCCTGAACCACCAGTTAGAATAGTAGTACCACCAATAGAGCTATTATCTACTAAAGCAAACACACCAGTAGCAGGATTATAAGTATAACCATTTACTTGATTGTGCATAAACAGATAAGTACTGTTTAGAGTCTGCTCAAAGTAAACTTGCTGAACTACTCCACCGATAGTACCAGTCATAGTACCGATAGTAGTACGAGCATAGGTGGTAGGATTAACTTGGTAGACTACGTTGTTAATAACGATGTATAGATAGTTATTAAAGTAATAAATGCCCTGAGCCTGTGCAGAAGGCAAAGCAGGACTAGTTGTAATTGCAGTTAGACCAGGACGCTTAACAAACTCACGTTTACCGTTAAGCATCTCAAAATAGCCATTCACACACTTAGAGTCAGTGTTTAAATAGCCATTACGAGTCTCGATAGGTTGAGACAGCGGTATTCTAACAATAGGCATTAGTTAGGTTTTCCAAAAGTTACGTTAGCCATGCGAAGGTCAGCTTGGAAGAATGTAGAAGTGCTCTCAACGTCCCAATCAGACAACTGGTCTTCATAGGTCTTAGCACGAGCTGCAATCTCTGCTCTGTGGTTCTGTGGTACAGAATACTCAATAGCCAGTTGATCAGCTAAGTTCCATACAAGAGTATTCATCCACTCGTTAGGGAAGTTAGGAACTTGACTACCAGTAGTAATATCCGCTAAAGGAATCTGAGCCATAAAATACAACTCATAGGTTGTAGCTGCATTGTTGTCTGGAGTCAGATAGACATACATGTTACCTGTGTTCTGTTCAATCTGGTAGTACACAGAGTTAGCAACACCTGTAGAGAACTTAGAACCTAAGAAGTTATACTCTTGCTGACTAAGGATCTGCATAGGAGTATCTACTTCAGGGCTTACGCTAGTATTACGCAACCAAGCTTGGATAACCTTTAAAGGCTTATCGACTTGCAAGTCTGTGTTGTACTGTGCAGGGCCAATAGAGTACTGTGTCTGACCGTTAACTAAAGGCAGCACATATTGGGTTACTGTCCATAACTTTAAACCTTTAGTAGCCATTTGTTTAATGTAAAGATTTAAGGCTAAAGACGCATTAGATACTGTAGCAGCATCTGGGGTATCACCAAGTTCTAGTACACCTAACTTGCGTAAGGCTAACTGGATAACTTGATCCCTCGTCACAGTAAAGACAGTACTCATCATTAACTCCCAAAGATCATACGAAGGGCTTTATCTAAGCCGATAGTTTGTGCAAGAACAACAGCTAAAGCACCAACAGCAATATATTTAATTTGAGCCAGGTTCTTCTCAATAGCAGTCATCGTCCTTTTTAGGTCGATATTACTACTACGAAGTTCTTTAATATCCTCTTCGTGGTTATCTGTTCGTACCTCTAGGCGAACAACTCTATTTTCAAGTAGATCTGACACGGTTAATAAATCCTTTAGTTATTATATTTTAGTAAAATTAATTGCTATAGATATTCTATCTTCATCACTATTACTGGGTTCTACCCAGTGACTTAAATATGATGGAAACACACATAAATCACCTTGACTAGGTTGAAACATGTATACTCCAAAATTACCATCTACTTGATCATTTAATGGATAATGCTCTGATGGTGTTGGATTTTTAAATAAAATCTTACCACTATCTTTTGGTGTTTTAATATACAAAACTGCAGATAAGCTGCATTGTGGATGTATATGTGGTCTATTAGAAGAACCTTTTTTATTAATGTTTACCCAAAAATTCTCAAACTTAATAGGTGTTTGTATGTCATTTGCTATATTGTTTACAGCACTTAACAACACATCATAAAATTCTGGAAATTTTTCTTTAAACTTGTTCTCATCAAAAGAAGGACTTTGATAACCACCTTCATTAGATACAACAACTGTTTTAACAATACTTTTTAACTTTTGACACTGCAATGCTGCATTAGATGTGTCTACTCCTAAGTTGGTAAACCAAATTGAAGTTGTAAAAGGAGTAACTTTATTTAACATTTATCTGCAGCAAATACATTAACAAAAACTGTTCCATTTTCCAACGCTACAATTTCATGCCATTCGTTTGCAGGTAAATTTAAAGGTTGGCTATATTTATCAATAGTATAACTACGACCTTCAAGATACACATTACAAGAACCATTATGGCAAATTGTTAAATGGCTATATAAATGCTGGTGTTTAGGTAGACCCTGCCCCTTATTAACATGATACACATTAAGCTGTGCACCATCATAAGTAAAACTATGTACAGGATCTACGTAGGCTACCATTATGCTGTTTGAACACCTGTAGCTGTTGGTTGTGGTAATACTTGTTTTGGTGGATCAGTTGGTTCAGGTTGATTTGTAGTTAATACTGTACCGTTCCAAGTAAAACCAATTTGACCAGCACCCATTACTTCGGTTAATACCCAAGTAGTTTTATCAGCACTTGGTAACCAAAGTAAAGCTGGTGTTGTTGCTTGAACTAATGCTGTTGAACCTTCAGGTGGATTCCAATCAGGACCACCGTCCCAAACAACACAATCAGTTACAACATTGTTTTGCACTATTAAATAATTTTGAATTGTCATTTTGTTTTACCATTCCACAATAATTAAGCCACCCTTGCCACTACTACCGCCATACCCTGCACCACCACCACCACCGCCCCAAGCGTAGCCTGTTCCAGGCCATCCATAGCCACCTAAAGGCCAACCTGGAGAACCTGGTTGTGGATTGCAACTAGTAGTAATACCGCCTGTACCACCGCTTATCCCTGGAAGGTTTAAAGCGCCGCCACTTCCTGTGCCACCAGAACCACCAGTACCATAACGTGCATTTCCACCACCACCACCGTTAGCAGTAACTGTGCTAAAGGTACTATTACCACCAGAACCGCCATCAGAGGTGTAGCTACCGCCACCACCGCCAAGACCACCAACAGTAGCAGTAATCGTACTACCAGGGGTCAAACCTGTTAAAAAACCAATTTGAACACCCCCACCGCCACCACCGCCACCAAGGTTACTATACCAACCACCACCAGAACCACCACCACCACCGCCTACGCAAGTTACTTTTACACCAGTAACGCCAGCAGGTACTGTAAAGGTTCCAGAAGATGTGAAGACTTGACCGTTTACATAGGAAGAAGCAGCACTAGTTTGAACTGTAGAATCTGGAAAAGTTACTCCAGTACTACCCATCGATGTTGACATATATAATTAACTCCTATAATTAAGGTGTACCAGCAGACTTAACAGTCGCTAACGCTGTAAAGTTGCCAGAAGAATCTAACGAAGCAATCTGTGTTGTTCCGTAATAAAAATAAAGTTTACCGCTAACTTCTTTAATACTAAAGTTAGTAGTAATAAGATTGTTAGCATTAGTTACAGTAGTTAGTGTGTTGCTAACTGTGACAGTACCTGAACTACCAGATAAACCAATACCTGAACCAGCATTTAATGCAACAACGCCAGCATTGCTTACTGTAACTGCTCCAGTGTTGCCAGATACTGCAATACCTGTACCAGCATAAATGTCAGTAACGTTATCCGCACCACGAAGATCATTTAAGCTTCCTGCAGTGATACGTTGCTGCACAGCATCGCTTGTAGCAAAAGACTGTGCAGTAGTGCCTTCTTGTCCACGAACTATAGTAAGAACGTCCCCGCTACGAGCTGTACAATAAGCAATCTCCATATAGCCAAACTGTTGACTAATAAGCGTAATAGGAAAGTATTGCCCGCCAGTAGGATTAGGAAACAACGATCCTGTTCCACCGTTGACATACAAAGTTGTAGCAGTAGAAGTAATTGGATAAACCAATCCTGTTCCTGCGTTGTTAGAAAATAATGGATATCCCATTGCTTATCCTAAAAGTTGAGTGTTAAATTCATAACCGTTACAGACTTTTAAATTATCGTCCATAGCAGGTAAAAAAACAAAAAGCCATTCTGGTTCTGGTCTAGTAAACGGAGGAGCCTGGTAATCAGGAACACCTCGTACAAAGTCTTGTGGCTGTCTTGGTTCCCAGCAGCGGTCATCTACCTTTAAACCGTCCCAACGTTGACGAAGCTCAGAAGCCTTTACCTGACGACCACACTGGTCGCATAAGGCCTTCCAATCACCTCTGTCGTATCTTGGTTTATAGCTCATGTTAGATCAGGTTAGAGTCTGCAGTGTAAACAGGCAAGTCACCAATAGCTACATATACGTTACCATACGAAGTAGTAGCTGTCATCTCTAAACGATAAGTATTCTCATTTAAACCATTGATGACACGCTGAGAAACGTTAGCACCGCTAATAACAGGAGAACCTGAAAGAATAGCAGATGGGTTAGTATCTGTACCATTCATGGTAATAGCTACACAACTAGCAGAGGAGATGGTCTCTGCAGGGTCTAATACCTGACTGTAGTTAAAAGTAAATAACTCATTCTCGCCAGTTATTTTATATGTAAAGCTATTTGCCATTATTTTTATCCAAGAAAATAGTCCTGATTTTAACCAAATCTATCTTACGAATACGCTCGATAGCATAATATACGTTGCTAGACACTGCTCCAAATATAGGGGCAAGTGAGGCCAGCAAACTTGTGAATCCTGTTACAGCAACAGTAAGTAATTTTGGTAATAATTTAGCTAGTCTTATTATACCAGAAACTGCTACAAAAATCAACTTATTTGCTCTTTTTACCAAGCTAGTAGTATTAGATACAACTACCGATAAAGTACGTCCAAATATTACATGTCTAGCTAAACTGACCGTAGCAGATACTGCATCTGATATAGTCTTATAAATACCTCTAATAGTGCTAATTGTTGCCGTAGAAACAACACTAAAGGTTTTAGGTAATAACTTAAACAGGGATACTAC